AAATCATTGCCCAATGGTTGCAAATCATCTTTCATTCGCTTTGTAACATTTCGAGTTGCATTGCCCTCAAAAGTTCTACTATCACCAATTCCAAATGCCTGAAATTCAATTATTTCATTTTGCCCATTTGAAAGTGCGTTTTTAAAAACTGTACGATCATAGTATTGCCCTGAAAAAACTTCATCCAAATAGATGGAGTTTGGTACAACATACCAATCGCCAAATGCGTGAAATATCCTTGAATTTGATTTGCGCAATATGTTTTCCAAAACTTCCTTTTCATTAAGGAAATTTATATCCGAATCTAGGTTTGAATATGTACTCCAAGGTCGTGCGGGAATATCACCAATAAAACCCGTTGTACCTGTCCATTGCTCAATCACACCACAATACAAATATCTTTCAACTGCGGTTGCATCTTTGTTAAATTCCTGCAACATTTCAGCAATGTAATACCATTCACCATAGTTTGAATCCTCTGTTAATGGATTGACAAATGCATTCAATGCCCTTGAATCGTTTATCTCAAGCAATCCCAATCCATCCAATGCGGTAATGGATATTTCATACGGAGTTGTTGCAAGTGCCTCCGAATAAGTATCCAAATACAAAAATCCCTCCCAAAGTGTTTGCCAATCGTATGTTTTTGAATTGGTTATTGATTTTGCAATGCACGTTTCATTGTCTATTGTGCCACCATCATTCAAAACCCTTGTTGTGAAATCACTTGAAATTGTGTTTCCTTGTGTGAGTTCATTTTCAATACATTCAGGTGATTCAATGCGCCCTGCATTTGTGGCAAATGCCTCAACACGATCTTGAAAAACATCCGCTTGATTTCTACTGTAATAAACCTGAACACGATATTCCTCCTCATTTCCTTTGAAAAAATCATCATAAGAAACATCATCGGTAACTAATAAATTGATTGTGCAACTTGATCCGATAATGGGTTGATAAAAATCATCATCACCCTCCCATTCGATTTGCACTGGATCACCCGTTCCAATCATTGGCAAAACTTCACCCGAATAACCATCCTGCAAAATTTCAACTTTTTTTCCGTTGCCCAATAAATCCGAAAAAATCAATCTGTATTTTACCCCGTATGCCATTTGTTTATTTTAATCGTGAACGATTGCGTTCCGCACGTTGCAGTGCAACCACAAGATCCTGCCCTTGAATTCTAAATTCACCGCCAACATTCACTTGTTGCGCTTGTTTCCCGCCAATCATTGCCTCCAATTTGTTCAATGGTGCAATCACCTCTGGATTTTGTTTTGCGCCCGTATATTCACCCATTATACCCAACGTTGTGCCTGAAACAATACCACCATCAGCAAATGCGGGAATGTTACCAAACCCACTTGAAACCGCTGCAACCGCTCCTGCAATCAATGCGGGTAATACAAACGCTGCCATTGGACCTGCTGCTGCTGCTGTTTTTCCCGCTGCTGTAACCGCCAAACCAGTTGATTCAGCAAATAATGCAGCCAAATAAGTTGCAGCACCTTGTAAGAATGTTGAAAGGAATGCATTGAATGCACTTCCTGCCTCCGACATTGAATTGGCAACGTTTTGCCCTAATCCAATGAATCCATCCTCAACCGCTTGTCCCATTGTAACAAGCATTCCCGCAGATTGTTCAGCGGTCAATCCAATACTCATTAAAAATCCACGTATTTTCGCTGCCCTTTCCTCCGCTTTTGTGACTGTTTCCTCTGAAATAATATCATTTATATTCACAGCACCTATGAAGCCATGAGATGGCTGCAATGTATCACCGCCTCCAGTTGGTGCAGTTGTTGTATCATCACCGCCCTTAGTTAAAGCACCAAACAATCCTGAAACAGATCCAATTGCTTGATCAACAACATTTGTGAGTGCGCCTTGTACTTGCTCAACTGTTTTCTTTTCGAGTTGTGATCCAACCGCATCACTAAATCCATCGGTAAACGCTTTCCCAACATCACTTGCAGCATTAGCGGTAATTTGCAACGAATCCTCAAAACCATCAGCTAAAATATCAGTGAATGATCCTTTGAAACCCTTTTCGGAAAACTCCTTGATGAGTTTCCACATTGTCTTGAAACCATTTATCAATTGAAATACTTGCGTTCTTGCATATATAAATACTGTTTTGAATGCTGCCCTTAAGAAAAATATCACTTTGCGAAGTGCCTCCGATCCATTGTACAAATCCACAAATTGATTATATAAACCAACAACCACTGGCAAAACTTCACCCCAATTTTTATATATTATATAAGCAACACCCGCCAATGCAGCTGCAATCAATCCAACTGGTGAGATTAACGCTCCAATAACTGATGAAATTGTGCCAATCAATGAAATTATTGTTGGCAATGCAACTGCTAATGCGCCAAATCCTAAAATCAATTTTTGCGTTCCTGAATCTAATTTGAAAAATGCATCAAATACATTAACAAGAATCCTTGAAACATCCTCAAAGATTGGCAACAAACCAGTGAGTAAAACCGCACCAACTTCACGAAACGATTCTTTTGCGGAATTCATTGCCTTGCGCAATCTAAATTCAGCGGATTGAGCGGTTGCATCAAATGCGGTTTGCGTCATTCCCATTGTGTCATTCATTCGCTCGAAAATGCCACGATTCACTTCAACCCCTGATCCCAATAAATCCAACACCCCTTTCAATGCACGAATGTTTGGGAATACAACTTGCGCAGCATCTGCATTATTATCAAATGCAGTTTTTAATGTGTTTAATGTTTCCAACAATCCCTCATCCTTGATTTGTTGTTTCAATCCTGCGGATGATAATCCCATTTCATTCAATGCATCCTCCGCTTGTTGTGTTGGTTTGAGTAACCCTGCAAGGATTGCGGTTAATTGTGTTGCGCCAACTCGTGCATCAGTTCCCGTTCGGCTCATTGCTGCGAATGCTGCACCAACTTCATTGAATGAAACACCCATATTGGATGCCACTGGTAACACCGCACCCATAGCACCCGCCAATTCAGATGCCTCCAATTTACCCTCACGCACCGCAGCGGTCAAAATATCCGTTGCTTGTGATGCTCCAAGCACATCCGATCCGTATGCGTTCATTGCGGAGGTTGCCAAATCTGCAATTGTTGCAACTTCACCCAATCCAACTGCTGATGCTTTCAATGATGCCTCCAATGTTTGCATTGCCTCATCACCACGTAATCCCGCTGATGTTATAAAAAACAATGCTTCGGCTGCCTTTGCTGATGAAACACCGAATTCCTTTGCCATCACTTTTGCTGATTCGCCCATCCGATCAACCTCATCACCCGCAATTCCAACAAGGGATTTGATTTTAGTCATTGACTTATCAAAATCCGCTGCCATTTTTATTGCAGCACCACCCGCCAATGCCAATGGCAATGCCAATCGTGTTTGCAATGATCTTCCAATTGCTTGTGTGCTTTTCCCGAATGATTTCAACCGCCCTGATGCGGTTTTGAGTGTTGCATTTAGTTTGGATGCATCACCCAATAGCGTTACTCTTAACTCGTTATTTGCCATCGGAATAATTTAGATGTAAAAATACAAAATATCTACATCTTATTATTTTGCTCAAATGTACTGGCTTTCACCTTTTCCATAAACGAATCATATTGTTCTTTTGTGGATTTTGGTTTGGCACGTTCCATTTTAGCATAAATATCTTGCGGGAGTTCAAATAATTTTTCGGGAGTAATCATTTGGGATTTTTTTTGTGCATTTACATTGTACACCATTGTTGCCAAATAGCGGATGCGTTCCCACTCCTTATTGTGGTTGATGTAATATGCCTCACCCAAAAGATGATTTTCTTTCCAAGTGTTGCGCCAAAAATTATCAGGATTGATTCCCACTTGACCGATGAAGTAATCCATCAGCGTATCCCAAGTGAGTTGCGTGTTGTTTACGCTTGTGTTTTTTTTTGTGGAGTTTTGGAATCGTTACGTTTCACACCCATATTCAAATCATTTCCAAGCACTCTTGATTCCATCATTGCATTCACGATATCCTCCAACTTATCCGCTTGTAAATCTTCAAGCCACATTCCAACCTTAAATTCGTTGTAATCAATTTCATTCCCCTCCTCTTGATCGTTTGCAAGGATTGCGGAATAAATAAGCGCACGAATTGTGCCAAGTGAAATGCCCTCTGTAAATATATCCCCAATTTTATCAAGCGAAATGCCCAATGTATCAGTAAAGTTTGCCCAAAAGTTCATTGAAAAATGCAAAGTGCGCATTTTCCCGCCAAGTTTTATGGAATAATATCCCCGTTGTTTGTTTGCCATAGTAAAAAAATAAGTGAGCGCAACTCCCTCAAATT